GTAGTCCCTCCAGTCTTTCTTACCCCCTAAAGTCCAAATACTATCACGCCCCTCCCCTTGATAATACTTTTCACTTTCCTGGAGCTTATTGACAAATTCCTCTGATGTGACTTCATCGTATAGTTCGCAGAGCTCCGGTGACTTCTCCATGATTTTTGTAAATGTATCAATCATCTTGTTCTTCACAGTCAGATCCTCACTCGCCAGTTCAGTTTCGGGTAAATCTAAACTTATCAACCTTAGTTCATTGGTCAATTGAATGAATTTCTTCATTTTCTTCAATTCGAAGCTCTTGATGAAGTGAGGACCAGTTCCTGGTATGATACCAGCAAGAAACGCCCCGCTCGCAGAAGATGAAGACATCATACAGCAGCAACACAACAGGAGAATTGTTGCCATTTCTAGTACTTCACATTTTATTTCGGAGACCCTTCTTCAATTGAACCCTTCTCAGTTCAGCTAGAAGCCTGGCTCTTGCGTTGTTCACGGGTGGTCTCGTAGGAGGTCTCATTCTTGGAGGAGGAGGAGGAGGGGGGGGAGGAGGAGGACGGGGTGTAGCCCCAGTGGGGGTCGAAATCAAAACTGTTTTGCAAATTTTGATAACCTTCTGGGCATTCTTTACACTGTTCTCGAAGTTCATGGTGATTTTCGAACGAAGTTCTCTCCTCGTGAGTTTGACACGCTTTCCATCTACGTTTTTCGTGACACGTAGACCCAACTTCTTGGCTTTGTTTTTCAAATCGCGGTACTGCATATAGTATCAATACAGAATAAAATCTTTGAAGGTAACGATATCATTGTCGTTAATGAGATGAATATAATTCATTTCTTCACCATTTAAACATAGAACATCAACAACTGACTGGTCATAAACCTTTTTTAAAGTGATTCCTACACTATCCAGGTGTAATAATATTATAACCAAATCATCGAAATCGAGTGCTGTTAGACCCATACGAAATTTTACTTTGTTTACCATAAATGATCCATCATCATTTTGAACGAGAAAGTGTTTCTTAATGAAATGTTCAGTGTCACCCCTGGGTGAGATCCCTATACGATTAGCTAATTCAGAAATATTCATTAAATCGTGTAAACCAGAAATTAACTTCTTGACAAAATCCTTTTTGATCTGGGAGAGGGACATCTTAAAATGTATAAAGATAAAAATGGTAAATATCATAATATGAACGATGTCATTGAATTGAGAGTATTAATACATAAGGTTCTTCTCCCAAGAATTAGAAACCTTGAAAATGAAGTGAGTGCACTTAGAAAACACACATGGCCTTACGTTCAGGGTAGAAAAGAGACGACTCAACTTGACGACATGGAAAGCAAAATCGACTTCATGAAAAACCTTGATGATGCAACAATCAGGGACCTAATAAACAGGAAGTCGAAGATGTGTAGAACGTCGGGGTCTCAGGGGAGGGAGTACGACATTATAAAATATCACGTATAAGTATATGGATATTATAAGCTTACCGATCACCGCATTGACGACCATGTGTGGTAGTGTGTCAGCCATGTTACCAGCCTCTAATCTTCTTCCCACATCTGACGGACCCCTAAATGACCAAGAACTTGGAGGTTACGCTGTAACCGTGTTGTGCCTGATCATATGCATGTATATGATCATCAAGATGCCCTTCAAAACCCCACCAATGATGGCTGCCTGCTGCTGCTTCCTTTCTTCGTGTAGCACGAGCACTTCGAGAATAGCCAAGGATGTTCAAAGGCGTGTCGGGGAAACCCCCGAAGGAGGAACCCCCGACAGTGGAAAGTCGGAAGAAGAGGCACAAGAGATTGCATCAACCATATTTGGAGGTAACAAGCAGGCTCTGTAAAGTTAAAAAAAATTGTCAGTCTTGTACATGTTCACCACAAATGGATCAGTTTTACCTGTTATTGAAACTGCTTCATTTCCATAGAGTTCCTGACACCCAGTGTCATCCATACAGTCCCTCGAATTGTGAGATAACGGTATAGAATAGAGATTATCACCACCAGTCGTTGTATAGTAATGGTATCTGTCCCGTCTACCACGGACTTCTTTTCCGTATAGTGGTAAAGTTTCACCAGATTCATTTGTTAGTAAACCCATCTGTTGCATGTATCCAGGTTTGTACTGCTTAATTGGTGGACCACGGAATTCTGGTTCCCTTGTTGGCATCCGAACGGGGGGACGTGGGAGCAAAGGAAGTGGTCTTTGCATGGGCATGTTAATCTTGACAACCTTAGGGTTGTGCCACATGTATGCAACAGCAATTGTCAAAGCAAATAGGATCAACCACATGACCTGTGTCTTTGTCTTGTTCTTCATTTACAATATCCAAATATTTAAATTAAAGGAGACTTTTGTTTCTTTAACAGATGATGGTCTTGGCAATCGACATTGGGTATCATAATATGGGTTTAGTTCTTGCTGAATCACTGACTGGTCCCTCGATCAAAGTCGAATACATCAAAAAGGTTAGTCTCGAAGACTATAAGTATTTAAAATCGAATGATATGGTTGACTTGGTTCCTTTATTCGTAGAAGATCATCAGGCAATTTTCGATTCAGCAGATAAAATACTGATTGAAAGACAACCACCGGGTGGATTTACGAATATAGAAATACTTTTAAATTACATGTTCCGAGAGAAGGTTAAACTCGTTCACCCTATCAGTGTTCACTCTCATTTCGGTATGAGACATCTAAATTATGAAGAGAGAAAGGAAAGATCAACTTCAATTGCAGAAAGATATACAAATTTCGAAATCCCATACGAAAGGAAGCACGACATTGCTGATGCGTTGTGTATGATCATTTATGATAACTTCAAGAGCACGACACACTTTTTCGACAGGTTCAAGTATATGCCTAAGATCTGATTCGTCGAATGCAAGCAATCATCACGATAAGTGCTAAAAGGTATGGTCCAAAGGTGTGTAGAATTACACTGATTGATCGAACCAGGATTTCAACAATTGTGAACGTATCGACCGAAACGTGTTCAACGGTCGTAGCACCCTTTTCAACTATTCCACCTATAGCTCCTGTAATTGAGAATGGGGCTCGTATACATTTTAAGACTGCATGTCGTATTGAACATTTTGTTCGTAATACGTTCATCACGAAATCATGCTCAGCTATTCGTATGGCCATTCTCTCTTTGTTCGTGTAGTAAATCAGTGATATCCCGTATCGATAATCGGTATACTGTTCGTAGATCGTTTCAGAATATACAAGACTTACCAATACGGTTGCGAGTCCAATAAACTGCACTCGTATCATTTGCAATGTGGCACTCTCAAGCTTTATGTACGTTTAGAATGGGTACCATGAGTCTTGAAACTGTAATCTCCGTCGAATACGTGAAAATTCGTCATAATCAAACAAGCCCCGTATACCCTCTGTCGATTGCCACTATCCACGGCCCCAAATTCGGAAAGACAAAAAAGTTATGAAGGTTTTTTGTTTCCATACGAATTGGTACTACGTTCCTAAATTTCGTATGTTTGTGTTATTATATTTTCTCATGAGACCCATTCCTTGATTTACGTTACTCGATTGGCTCCCGAAACTGACTGACGAATGAAATACTCAGTTTGATTTTACTGAATTTCTCTAAAAAGTGAATTATGGGTTATTGTCAGGAAGTTTGATTTTGCACCTTTTTTCAATCTTTTTTTTCACCATCTATAGTACAATGCCAACTTCTCAACAAGTTCGAAACGCCAAAAGTAAACTAAAGAAAACCCTAACCCGTAACAGGAGTAAACCCATGTTACCCAACAGACAGTTATTGAACCTCATCAAGGTGAACAAGCATATTCAAGCCATCAAAAGAAACCTTCTACGAGTGCAGGAGATGGTTAAAAACTCCAAGAAGTGAGTCCAGTTCTTGTGTGACTGAACATATCTTGTCGTCATACTCCTCTCTCATGACATCGTATTCCATTTGGATCCTTTGCAACAATTCTTCTCTGAATTCACAATCAGTATTATTCTGTATGCATTCAGACAAGTATTCGTATACCTGTGTCATGTTCATATACATGAAATATAAATCACTTCTCCGACGGTTCAATTGAGAAACTTCCTCGTCCATCTTAGATGATTTTTTTACCTTTCAGAATCTTACTTAGGTCCTCGACAAACAGGTTGAAGTGACCAAGTCTGTACTGCACTAGTGCCCAGAGTGTAAAAAACATAGTCTTCGTCATCTTATTGACGTCGTTCTCTTCCATTTTGTATATGGGTCCGACGACTCTTCCCATGAAGGTTTCGTCTTTGTGTTTACCCGTGATGGCCATTTCAGCCTGAGTAAGGGCACATGTGTCGTCGTTTACACTCCAGTGGTAAAAGATGAATGGGATCACCATGGAATAGAACTCGAGATTTCTCTTATCGTTTAAGAATGGTGTGACCAAGATCCAGACCAAGAAAATGAAATGAATTGCGAATATTATGTTCATCTATTATAAGATGAGCTCAGAAATTAATATGGACGAAATGTGGAATTCGTATCATGAGGATATACTTCGTCAGTGGGGTGAGCAGTCTGCCTGCTACAGGTATATGCATCACAGGGCATTCCTGATGTTCAAGAGGATGAGTCTACGTTTCAATTTACCCGTAATTGTTCTATCGACCATAACAGGAACTGCGAACTTTGCACAGAGCACCCTTCCCCCGGGTATAAGAAGCACAGCCCCAGCCATCATAGGTGGTATGAACCTCATAGCTGGGCTAATTGCAACAATTATGCAATTCCTTAAGATCAACGAACTTATGGAGAATCACAGAACTGCAGCTTTGGGTCATGGCAACTTGTCACGGAACATCCGCTTACAGCTTGCACTTCCACGAGAGGAACGTAAGAAGGAAGGCTTACAATTCGTCGAAGAATGTAAGTCGACGTATGATAGTCTTCTTGAGCAGTCACCATCTATACCGAAACATATCCTAATTGCGTTTGAAAATGATTACCCCTATGAAGGTAAGTTTACCAAACCTGAAATACTAGTGGTTAGACCTATACCCTTCTTGAAACCACCTAAAACAATTGAACCCATCCGGGCAATCACTGTCAACACACCCTTTGAGAAGTTTGGTAAGATGTTAGCACCGTCTGATGATGAAGAAGAAGAGGAGGAGGAGAGGGAAGAGGTTGAAGAAGAGTTTGAAGAATCTAAATCTGACGATGAAGAACAGAAAGACGTTGAGCAAGGTAAATGAGAATAACAAACATGACGAGATTGGTAACAACTGTGCATGCCACGTATGGTAAAATTTTCCTTTTTAAAGGTTCTACGATACGTTTATGCAGTGCGTCATTTTCAAGCACTAAATCTATGGCTTGATTAGTAAGATCATCAATGGATTCTTTCATTAAAGTTGTCCCACAAAAAAAAACTGAGAAGGTTCATACGATACATTCGAAGAAAATCGAGTTGATACGTAAGTACATCAAAGGGGGTAAGAATGTATTCATATGTGGTGCGATCGGTGTGGGTAAATCGTTCATATTGAGAGAAGCTTTGGAGGGTCTGAACTCTGTGGAGCTTCTAGCTGAACACATGAAGTCAAAATCCCTATTCCTACCGTTCATACGACCATCAACGAAACACGTTTACATAGATGACTACGACCCTGTTTTCAAATCGATCGTCGAGAGTGTTTCAGATGGTGATAGAATTTCGCGTGGATCTTTGTTGATTACCACGACGAACATGTGTATGTATCCAAATTTTGAAACTGTCTTCATTCCAAAGCACAAACCTGAAGTTCTACTTACTTTGGTTGATGAGATAACCCCACAGATTGAAGCTTCTGCTGCCAACTGTAACGGTAACATTAGGAATTTCTTTTCATACGCGGAGGGTTATGATCTCATGGATAGTTTTAAGACACCAAAAGAGTTCATCACGGATGTGTTGTGTGACCCATCTCCCATAGAAATTCATGACAGTATTTCAGAACATGGTCACGTTTGGGACATTTTCCAAGAAAACTATCTAAATTCTGTGGGTGTCGACATTGAGAGGACAACCATCTCTTTTTCAGATGCAGATTTCTATGATACCCATATATATTCTCATGGAGCGTGGAACCTCATGCCTTACTTTGTCTTGAATGCGTTGACGATTCCAAAGCATTCGCTGGGTGAGCCACTGGAAAGAGATAAGATTCGCCCAGGAAGTTGTTGGACAAAGTTGGGAAACTACAAGATGAGAAAGCAAAAATTCGAAGAGATAAAGAAAAAGTCGAGATTAGGGCTCGGTGTAGAGGAGTTATGTCTTTTGAAGAATTATGCGGAAAAGGGGGACCTAAGTCAACTCATAGACTATAAGATAACACCGCAAGACTTCGACGTGATTAATCATCTCGCTGTTGGAAACAATTTAAAGTCAAGAGACGTGACTAAAGTAAAGAAGGCTCTGAAGAATGTCTACCAAAGAAGATGAAGCTGAAGAAGTCTCTGAGTGTGTCAAGGTTATTGGAAACGAAATTCTATTCTATGCCGACGTTGATCGTGAAAACGCTCTTGACTTCGTTGAAAAATTTAAGAAGTTGGAGATTGAACTTCTTAAAAGAAAGGCTGAACTCGTTGGCTACGAACCCTCCATAAGGGTGCACATCATGAGTGAGGGTGGATGTATCTTCGCGGGTATGACGATGATGAATGTATTGGAATCTTCCCGTGTCAGGGTTGTGACAATCGCCCAGGGATCTTGTTGCAGTGCCGCGACATTCATGTTGCTTGGAGGTTCTGAGAGACGTATGGGGAGGAACGCGTATGTTCTCATTCACCAGATTTCCACAGAAATGTGGGGTAACTTCCAAGAACTTAAACATGAGCTCAAATCGAGCACCAAGTTTATGAAGATGTTGAAGAAGATGTATCTGTCCAAGACACAAATTCCCGAACGTAAATTCAGAAAGCTGATGAGGAAGGATATCTACCTCTCCCCAGCGGATTGTCTGAAGTATAAGATTGTGGATACAGTAGAATAGTTTTAATATAATGTTTTAAATTTCTTTCTTTCCCGACTAATATTTGAAGATCGCTTATATAGACATAGGATACACACAATAATGAAAACCACACAAAAAGTGTTTAAATTCATTGGTAAAGTTTTACTTTCTGGTGGTCTAAGTCGCTCCATTCTACCGTAATTTACAACGGGTAAATTCGACATCTAATTAAAGTTGAGAAATTAATTACACCTATAATGGAACGCCTTATTAAACAAGATAAGTATGGTCACGATCGTTACGTTGACATCAGAGTTGAGGACTTGAAGGATGGAACCGCTGATATCGTGAAGATCTCTGGTATTGTGGGGAATGATAAGTTTTCGGAGTCACGAACCAATGTCAAGACTGGTTACGAAAAGGCTCTCATGAGAGCCCAAACCATGTGGAACAACGAGCACACCAAGTGTAACCAGGTGCTGCCTATGCTCGCCAACAAGTGGGAAGACCGTAAGAAGTATATCAATGAACCCTTCTACGTTCAACCCAAACTTGATGGTGTCCGCCTACTTGTCTCCAAGGATGGGGGTATTTCGAGGACTGGTAAGATTGTCCCTGGAACTGAAATTCTTGGTAAGGGACTCAAGGAGGGTCAATATGTCGATGGTGAAGCGTTTGACCCCAACCTCAACTTTGAGGAACTTACGAGCACTTTCAAAACTGACCCCCTGAAGCTGAAGTTCCATGTATTCGATTTCTTTGATTTGAAGAAGCTTGACATGACCTTTCAGGAACGCTGGGAAAAAGTCAAGTCTCTCAAGAACCCCCATTATGAATATGTTGAGACTACACTCGTTATGTTACGGGACCACCTTCCGATGGTGCATAAGAAGCACGTCGATGAGGGTCATGAGGGTACAATGATTCGAGACACGGAAAGTGTTTATGAGGTGGGTCAGCGAAGCAATTACCTTCTCAAGTTCAAAGATTTCCATACCGAGGAATATGAGATTGTTGGTGCCAATACAGGCCGTGGTCGTGACGCAGACGCAGTTGTTTGGGTGTGTAAGACCAAGGGTGGTCATCAGTTTACCACTCGCCCAGAGGGCACCATCGCTCAACGTGAGAAGGACTACAAGAATCGTGAGAAATTCATGGGGAAGATGCTCACGGTGCGCTTTCAAAACCTTACTGCCCTCGGTGTCCCACGTTTTCCCGTAGGTGTGGTAGTTAGAGATTATGAATAATATTTGTAATAAATAAATGAACAGGATCGCAATTGATGTCGATGAAGTCTTGGTAAATTTTCTATTCCCTATGGCGAATCACAACTATAAACTACATAAGCTTCGGAGTAAACCCAAATATAATTATGTATACCGAGAAATTTTTGAAATAGACGAGCCATCTTCAAAAAAGATGGTTCAGGAGTTTTACCAATCCAAAGCCTTCATGGATCTCACACCTATACCAGGATCACAAAAAGCCATGTATAAACTCCGCAGGGGTGCAAACAAAATGTACATTGTCACTGGGCGTCAAGACTCTGTGAGAGAAGAAACCGAGACTTGGATTGAGACGTATTTCCCAAATATTTTTGATGATGTCATTCTCACTAATAGTTACACTCCTCACGAAGTGAAAAAGTCTGATATCTGTCATGCACTCAACATCGGTCTCATCATCGACGACAATAAGGGTATCTGTGACCAATGCATTGAAGCAGGAACGGATGCTCTAAACTTCATAGGTGACGAAATTTACCCGTGGTGTGAAGAGAGTAAAATCAGTATAAAAGGATGGGACAAACTAAAACTATAATGTCTCTTGGTCTCATCGGTCTCGGTTCCATCGGTGGAAATCTCGCCCTCAACATCCAGAAATCCAAAGAACTTCACATCTGCAATCGTTCACCCGAAAAAGTGAACACAATTGTCAAGAAGTCTTCTCATGTGAAGGGCTACGAAAATGTTGAAGAGATGATCTCTGATATGGAGACCCCCCGCACGATTATAACCGCTCTCCCACATGGAGAGACGACAGATGGTATGGTGAAAAGAATGAGTTCTGTGATGTCCAGAGGTGATACAATCATTGATTGTTCGAATGAGTTTTACAGAACCTCTAGAAATCGAGGTGCGTTTTGTCAATCAAAGGGAATCGGGTATCTTGGGACGGGACTCTCTGGTGGTGCACAAGGTGCCCGAACTGGTCCTGCACTCATGATTGGTGGATCTCAAAAGGTGTTTGAGGAACATGAAGAACTCTTCAAATCATTCACCAAGAGTTACGCATACATGGGTGAAGATTATGGAGTTGGTCACTTTACCAAAATGGTGCATAATGGTGTAGAGTATGGTATGCTGCAAGCTATTGCAGATGTCTATGCATACTGCAATCAAGATGAATATTACATGGGACCTGTCCTGAAGCTAGTTGAACAGTCGGAAATCAACGGTTACCTCACGAATTCAGCTCGAGACGTTCTCCATGAATATACGATTCATAAGATCGCCGACATTGGTGCTATGAATAACACGGGTCTTTGGTGTTCTCAGATTGGAATGGAATATGGAATTCCAACGCCCACCATTAATTCTGCCGTTAACTCGAGATTCACGAGCCGTCATATTAAGGCGGTCAATACATCTGACCATCGGAACTGTGCTATTGATTTCAGGGTTGCTGTCGATGCACTGCGATTCGTGTTCGCTACTTCCCTGGTAGAAGGTTATGATCTCATGACCACCAGACATGTTGCGGATGAAAGCATCGAACAGGCCTGGTCATCTGGAACCATCATTGAATGTCCTATGATTGGAATGAATTATCGTGATATCATCGAAGAGACTGTTGATAACGCTCGGGTCATGGTCATGTATTGCACCGCTGCTGGTATTCCTTGTCCGGCAGTTCAGGCTGCCCTCACTCAATATGATTTTATTCATCAGAAATCTACATCTATGAAGTTTATCATGGCACAACGTAACTACTTTGGTCAACATGAAATTATTGAAGTATGACCCCAAAGGTAATCAACTTCTTCTTCCGCTAAGAAGAAGCTTTTGTCGTTTGATTTAATTTTTTTAAGAACGTTTTCGTATGCACAAGCTCCATAATCTAGATTCCACTTGTCAATATCATTTGTGAGGATATATTTATCCGCTGAAACCATCTTTGCGAGATCCGCCTCGAGTTCTATACCACGATATGACGTTAAAATTTTACATTCTGTCGGTGCATTTCCTTTGTATTTTATGTTTCTCGAGAGTTGAACTATTTCAGGTTCGATTTCACTCAATTCTTTCAGTATTTGTTCACGACTTTCACCAGTATATTTTGCAATAACTTTGGCAAACAAAAGGACACAATGACTTTGATACATGTCTCCCACGATACCAACTGTATCAAAGTAATTAATCCTCTCATTCATGTCACCACTTTCGTGAAGTTTGATTTTTATGGAATGTAGTTTTTGGGGGGTCTGGATGTAGTTCAGAACATCTTTTCCAAGATAGTGATCATTATATAGCACTTTGAGATCATTCTCGGTAATAAAAGACTTTATTCTATCAAAGTCGAACTTTGAGTGACCATGGGGCTTCTCGAGTATATACGTCGCATCTACAAGATCTAAATAGGGTTCAACATTTTCACAAAAGTTGTGAGTAGGTATAGACATGTAAGCAACAACATCTTTCGTATCCTTCAAGTGTTTCAAATCTGCCACGTGTTGTCTAGAAATTGGAGTATACGGACAGTCAAGTCTCCTGAGAGCTGGTATGATACGAGTCTGTGCAAGATGCCCCCTGGCACCGAATATTAAACAATGATCCATCTTCTAAAATTGTTCAACATAAAAATACTTAAACCTTGTGACTGAAATAAAAGTATGTCCCTAGGGATCGTCACACCAAACTCTTTACAGGGTGTTGGGACAAGGCTCGCTTGGAGACTTCGTGACAATCACCGCCTCCATATTTCACAAAACTACCCAGATGGGAAACGGATGGTTTCGAAAATGGAAAAGCCCCGTGTGATGATGACATTTTTGCCAACGTCTGTTGAATATTCAAAAAACGTATTCGAATCAATCGTGGAGAACATGGGTCCATTAGATGTTGTCATAGACTGTATCGTAGACACTGATGAAGAAACTGTAAATCGATCCACCTATTGTCGCGACAACAGCACACAATACATATGCATTCACATAGATCATGAAGGTGTATTTGTCCGTGGACCAAGGGTGGCGTATCTGGAAAATATCAATCTTCTACGAAAAATTAATCGGAGTATATACTACGTTGGTGCGATTGAAGAAGTTTAAGATGTTTGCACTATTATGTAAACCAGTTGCCATACCCCAACAATCGGGAAACCTCGCCCTCCGTGCTAAAGAATGTCGCATCGCATATGTAAAACCATCACAGGTCCAAGAAGGTAAACTAGAACTTGAGATACTTGAAGCACCACCGATTACAATAGAACCAGAGGAATAATTTCTTTATATATATAAATGGGAGCACTCCTGAATATTGTCTTGATTTGTTGTGTATCCTCCCTGTTGATACTTTCATTCACAGGAACTGCCGGTGCGGGGTTGTATTTTGCGGGATCGAAAGACAAGACCGAATCACTAGAACAGGAAATGGTAGATGCCTACATGAAGCAACTTGATGACGAATTAGAGGAAGAACTAGAAGTCTACGATGACCCACGGAGTTACAGTTTCAAAACACGAAAAGAATCCACAAAGGGTTTCGGGGCACTTCCATACTTCCCCACAGGTGCTTTCTACAGGCGGCGTCCAATTGAATCTGCTTTAACTTGGGAATTCAGGGGCACCGTTTTACCAAACTCTGGACCAAAAAGTTACACTATAAAGAATAATGGGGGTAACTATTACGCCGATGATAACATATCAGAGTCCCCGACAAACATGAAGTGGTTGGACCGAAGGGAAAAGGTATGGACAGATCGATTCGACACAGACTCTCTGAAAATTGATTGTGGGAATGATGCGTTGAATTCATTTCAGTTAAAAAGTGAGAAAAAGTCTATGACTCGTGACATCATAAAACCAAAGACTGATGAAGTGACTGGGACAACACTCAACTACAGACATCAGTTTAAGTCTTATCATGACAATTATAAACAACTGTACAAGTGTCTAACTGGTTCCGAAGGATGGGGTTGGGACTCAGACGAACGAGTAATAGCGAGTGGGGAAACTGATTACTCTGTATCAACTGAACAAACTCTCGAGAGAGAGGGGGTGAAACCTGACGGTAATCAAAATAGAATCATGAACTGTGATTATGAAGCTATAGGAGCCTCAGAGTTTGGCGAGGAAGGTGCTGCGAGAGAGTTCCCAATATCCATGATCGAACCCGTATGGGATAATGCAATCGTGGGTAAGGATTTCTATACCGTAACGGATACAACCGGTCCAATGACCACCGACTACTACCTTGATCCGAAATTGATGAACTTTAAGTATAAATGTTTGAAGAAACGGGTATTCGGTCCATGCAAGGACATGAAATACACAGAATGGGTGCCATTTTTGGCTTCACAAGGTGAGGGACCGAGGGAATTGCGTCATTTGATGAAACATGGAACCTTCGACCCGACAAGTAAGGAAAACATAGAAACAGTCCCCAGACTCAAAGAACTTCTAAACCCAACTGTGGATCCAGTGAAAGGGCTGGGAAGAGTTAAGTGTCACCCGACCGAAGTTTTGACACGTCTAGATTTCGAAGTCAGTGAAGGATTAGACGCCCCAAAAGATTACGTGAGGTGGGGATACAGGTGCTGCAAGATGTAAATTTAAAACACGGGGATCAATTTGTCAGATCCTTTCCTCTTCATGAATATTATTTCATCACATTCACCCCCTTTCATAGCCATCCGAGGCTCACCACACGTGTTACCTTTACCCTTGTGTCTATCACATGCAGCTTCAGTCCTGTCTGCGATATTCATATTTTGACTATACCCGACGAACGTCCGGTCAACTTTTCCATCTTCGTCAAGTGCTTCAACTGTAACTTTCCAAGAGTATGGACCAAAGTTCCACTCACTATTGACGTCAACTGGGGGGGGTGGGTGATCGAGGAGTGAAGAGCGAGGCCTGCCAGATTTACGACTCTTTGAGACAAGGGGGGCAAACAGAAACTTAACAACAGTTGACATTACTATTGTTAGGTTCAGTAGTTTTAAATGATTTTAATCATACCTATTGTAACTTTATGAGCACGGTTCTGCTACTATGCACCAACAAATTTTTTACATGGTGGAAAACACCATCTAAAAAACTCTCCCAACCGGGTTCGAACCGGTGACCTCGCGATTAACAGTCGCACGCTCTAACCAACTGAGCTATGGGAGAAGGGTCCCCTCTATCCGAATCGAACGAATGACAAATGGAACTACAGTCCACTGCTCTACCAACTGAGCTAAGAGGGGGGGGAGAGCTCCCACGTGGATTCGAACCACGGGTGGTGGATTCAAAGTCCACAGTGTTTGACCAACTACACTATAGGAGCAGGGACTTCTCTATCAACATGTGGAGCTTCCCCTTTAAGCTCGTTAATGTATTTCATACTTATCAGGGAAACGGAAAATAGACCAGCGGATGTGTTGGCTACGATCATTGGGATAACTGAAAAGTATATGGAGTACACTAGACCCATCACACTTGCCAGAATGTTTATGCATAAAAACGCATAGTTGATGGCGTGTGTATCTTTGGTTTTATGGACGTGCACAACTTGAGGAACAAACATAACCGTGATGAGAATCGAACTCACCAGTCCTATAGAATTGATTATATCGTTCATATGTTCATTTAAAATCTAATGTTTAAGTAGGTATGATATCATTCATTATTTTGATAATCGTCAGTTTATACATCTTGGTTGGGATGAACCCAAAATATCAGTATAAGTGTTTTCTCCTGACGATGAAAAAAGAAAAGCTGAGACAGGAACGATTCTTCAAAAACCACGATTCGAGTATACCAATTGAAGTCATATACGGCCCCGACACGAGAGATGTAGAGACCGCGAGGGAATACGAAGATAAGATCAACTCAAAGTATTTCAAAAAAGCTGTGGAGATGCATTACAACACAGAAGTTCAGAGACCTGACATTACGTATTTCAACATGGGTGCTATAGGTTGTTTTATGGGGCACATGGAGTTCTATGACAGGTGTTTTGATCAGGGTTTGAAGTATGCAGTCATCTTTGAAGATAACGTAATCGTGAAATCAAGTGAACTTTACAAACAAATTCAAGATGTCATTGACAAAAAGGGTGACGACTTCGAGATGTGCTTCTTTCACTGTCTGTCGAGACTTCCCTACCACAACGAAGAAACCGAAATCGAACAGGTGAAATGGATATCGAGCACCAAGTGTTACCTAGTTCACGTCCCCAACATGAAGAAATACGTCAAATATTTCTACCCCATGGATAACCACGTGGATATGAAACACGAGGACCTCATCGCTGAAGGTGCCAGGGTCTTCTACAAGGATATGAGAAACTACATGCGAATAGACAGGTCTCACAATAGTACAATAGGACATAGGGATCATGGACAAGAAAATTTCATTTCAAGACAATACAAAAACGCTACCGTGCAAGACGTTAAGTGGGGGTACTAAACCATGACAAACTTCCTCGCAAAGTCAACATATTCGGGTTTCCATCCACAAGTTCTCTGGGTGTTAGGAAACTTATCGTTGATGGTCAAATTCCGACCATCTTTGAGCTTAATGTTGATGCTGCATGAGTAAAGATGGTTCATAGACAGTGCTTTAAACACATCACCCATAATACTATTTGCATTCTTGTCATACATGAAGAGTTTCATACAGACACCATCGTATTTTTCAACTTCTTCCGGTTCGGTTCCATCAACAACACCGACAAACTCAGTCTCATGCCAATGCTTATCCTTTGGTGTTTCAGATATCCCAAAGCCACCCTTGAGAAGATCGGGTGTGTAGACAGTCTGTAGAATGTTCTTGCGAAGATCTTTGAACGTCACAGGTTCATTAATAGCGACGTCGCAATCGTCAATATTGACCATATACAGATTTGTCACCTTGGCATCGGTGTAATCAATGGATCGAAGGTCCTCGGTTGTAGCGGTAATTTGAGCGATCATATTTGTCGTTTGAAAATAAGTTGTTTTATCTTAATGTAAACATCGACTTAGGTATGTGAAATACAACTTTTACAATGAGGACAATCATTCTAAAAGCTGTTCCTAACGGGGCTCGAACCCGTGACCTTGGCGTTATAAGCACCACGCTCTAACCAACTGAGCTATAAGAACGGTGCAAATCGGTTATGTTACTAACCCATTGTATAACGGTGGGACTCACCCACGTAAAACTTACAGGTGTAAACTTTAAGCCACATTAAAGATTTGGTGCGTGACATGGACATGGCTCGCACGACTACAACTGTAAGACCCCCGTGGGAACTGATTGAAAAGGCTTGTAAGCACGCGGTTCAGAACAACGAAAATCCGACACGTGAATATATCCATAACTTCCTGTCAAAAAACGACTATTATGATTGCATCCCGGCCATTAATAGAGGTCTGCACTTGGGTGTGCTAGATGGTATATACGAACAAATTGGAGACTCATTCTACGTGACTAAACCATCTTCCTTGGCATCGTCATCTGAGGAATCATAGGGACCCTCGGAACTTTAGGCTTCGTGGGCTTGTCAAAAAACAGGGACAGTATTTCAGCAATCAGAATAAACTGGTGAGACATCACAGCCATCTTCGCTAAATCGGTGCCAGGTCCATAATCACCATAGCCCACAGTGGACATGGTAGTAAAGCTAAAGTAAAAAGGATCTATCCAACTGGAGAACCCAAATGCGTTTTTGTCAGTTTTGTCAAGTATCATATAGATAACGCCGTATATGATAGTCGTGACTAAGAAGGCGACAATTTTCATAGACATTTGTAATATACTGAGAAAATTTATACCGACTCCACTCTCTGTAATTCATCGATTTCTGCATCTCTACTTCTCCGTCGATTTGACGTGACACTCTGGAATGCACCTAACCATCTAGACACGGCAAGTTTAGATCCTGATATAGAAGCCGCGTCATCACTGACGACGATACTCAAACCATTACAGACATCGGGTTTATTTTCCTTATCCGGAAACTGAACTAAGAAAGCCTGAATGGATATAGCTGGTATGTCCGGGGAGTCGTCGAGAAGTTTATCATAATCCTCACGTGACTTCATGATAAATTCTACAACATCACCACGATGTTTAACATCCAAAGACAGCTCCATATCGATACTCCTGTAAAATTTCGACCACTGGACACACATAGCCGAATGTGCCTCGGAAAGAGGAAGACTTTGACTAAACTTACTTATCGAACTGAGAATACCACCGAGCACATTTAGAAACGCGAAGAAATATTGGATTATCATTATGTTATCTCTGGTATTCGAAGAAGCGCCTTCGTTTCCACTGGGATTTAGAACCGCAAAGCCACCAACACCAGTGATGCTCGCAATGATAATACTTGGATATGCTAACCAATCATTCTGTTTCTTGTAAAATAGGCGCGCATGATTATGCAACCATCTATAGCCGGCAGCTTTCTCTGCCCATTTTATAAGCAACTTTTCTTGTTTTTCGCACCACTCACAGTGTTCGTCTTGTTTTTGAACACTCATGGGACCTATCTTACTGAGACAAATTTTTCGCACACTCCCGAGCTAGTTTATCGACAGCTTCGTTCTGGGGATTTCCATTATGGGCTTTCACCCATTTCCACTCGATCATTAAGAGTTCCTGTCTCAAATTATCCATCTTCACCCACAACTCCTTGTTTTTCACATCTGCACCATTGGCCGTCTTCCACCCATTTTTTTTCCAGTTGTGTATCCACCCCGTTATTCCATTTTTCACATAATTGCTATCAGTGATTATACGGACATGTTTCTTCTCCATCCACAAACACTGTTCAAGGGCTTTGATGATAGCGGTCATCTCCATTACATTATTGGTCGTGTTGGGTTGAGCCCCACACAGTTTGAAATCTTTGGATATGGCACCCCATCCACCACGCCCAGGGTTTCCTAAACAACTACCATCTGTGTATACTTCATACATGATTACTTATTGCCCCTATCCTTTATCTCGTATTCTAAAGCTTTTTTGGGAGTTTTGCATATAGTATCTCCACAGTGATCTCTATTTTGGTATACAGAGTTAATAGATGTTGAAATTTCATTACACGATTTTAGATTCCAACGACCCAGTATAGGTTTTTCAACTTTAGTAAGAATGTCAAAAATTTTACGCAACATATTTCTGTTTTGTCTTTTGTGTTTAAGTCATTTGTACCTTGCACCGAGCTGTACACCCCCCGGGAAAGCGTACAGAAAACGTGCTAAAAACCACATATTCGTGCACACGACGTCGAGTACGACACCATAGTCGTGCGCCACGACGTATATCTCAAAACCCACACTTTTAGAGGGGGGTGCACACTTTTCTCAAAACCAGGTCAACAACGGCGTACGCCAGGGGTGCATACTTTTTAAACAGCCAGCCTGTCAATATGTCTCCCATGACAAAAAGGTTCTTGGAACAATATCCAGGTATGGAATCTCGGGTGAAACTTCGCAACTACTCAGAACCTGATCCGAAAGAAATGTGGGACGTTGGTTTCGAATCGAATGAAGAGGAATGTCTCCGCCGATGGTCACTGCTCGTGAAACGCCTAATGAAAAAGACTCA